TACAGCACCTCAAACGTTAACAGTAAACGGTGCAATCGAATTTGGATATGCATTTACCGGAGGAATTATAAGTCTTACTGGTACAACAGGATACACTGTAACGCTTGTTAGTCCTGTATTTTTCCCTGGAAGTAAACAAACATTTTATAATGCCACCGACGGCATGATAACTATAGAAACTGTCGCAGGGCAAATTAAAGGTAACGGAGTTGCGCTAGGCACGGACATCCAGATACCTCAGAACTCTACATATACGCTAACATCAGATGGAGCAGATTATGTTCTAACTAGTGCATTAGCAGGTACAACAACTTTTGAATTACCAGTTAACTTTAACAATTTGCTAAACGCAGACGGGAAAGTAGAACTAAATCCAGCAGACAATAATGTAGAAATTAAACCAACTGGAACGGGACTTGTTGACATTAGTCCACAAAGTTCAGTATCTATACAGCCTGGCGCACAAGCAACTATTAGGCCCGTAGGTAATTTAACATTAGGATCATCTACAGGCGATGTTCTAATCGGTGATGCAGGCGGTACATTTACTATTAATGGTAATATAGATCTTACTGGCTCAAACCAAACAGTTGTTATGTCACCAACAGGAACAGGAACGGTAACAATTAATCCAACTGGCAATGCTAGTATAAGTTCTGGAGCAACATTGAGCCTTAGCTCAACTGTAGCTGGTACAATTACTAACATGAGCATTGGTAGTTCTAATCCAAGTACTGGTTCATTTACATCAGTATCATCTCCTACAATACTAGCTACAAGTTCAGGTGCTTCTACTAGTACAACATCAGGTGCATTAATTGTAACTGGCGGCTTGGGCGTTGGCGGAGCAATTTTTGCAACAAGCATGAATGGAGCAGTTGGTACCGGCACAGCAGCATCTGGCGCATTTACTACACTTAGTTCAAACAGTACAACAGCGTTTACACAAAATTCAGCAGCAACTAATACCACAACTGGAACATTACGTGTAACAGGTGGTGTAGGTGTTAGTGGAGCAATTTACGCAGGAAGTATTCAAAACACTCCAATTGGTAGCACATCAAAATCCTCAGGTGCATTTACAACCCTAACTACTAACTCAACTGTAGATATTACAGGAACAACTGAAGCATCAAATGCTACAGGTGATACTGGTATTTTAAGAGTAGAAGGCGGCGCAAGTATTGCTAAAAAAGTTTACTCCGGTGGAGGCTTTATTGGTAATATTTCAGGCGGCACAGGATCATTTACAACACTAAGTGCTAGTTCAACTGTTTCGATTACACCGGCAGCTAATGTAACACTTTCACCGAGTGGTTCGGGTACTGTTACACTATCACCAGCAGGTGGTGGATCAATTAACAATATGTCAATTGGTGCAACAACAGCAAGCACTGGTGCGTTTTCAAGTATTACATCAACTGGTAATGTAGACGTAGCAAGATATCTACGACACGCAGGAGATACTAACACATATCTTGACTTTGAAACTGATGAAATAGCTATTGTAGTTGGCGGTAGTCAAGAAGTAACAGTTAACGGTACAGGTGTACGTTTAGGTGATACAGGTAACGGATACTTCCGTCCAGTAAGTGGTAACTACGGTTCGATTGAAATCGACCAAGGCGCACACGGTGGCTATGAAGGTTATAGTATTGGTGGTCGTGTTGTGTTTATGCATGATAACAGCTCTGCCACTGGATTGTATGATGATGTAAATAATCACTGGTTCTTAAATCATACTCTTAATGCAGGAACTAGATTATATTACAACGGCGTTAATAAGTGCGAGACATTAAATGACGGTGTTGCTGTTACAGGCTTAATGAGAGCTACTGCACAGGTTATATCTTATTACTCAGATGAACGCTTAAAGGACTTTAGTGGGAAAATTGATGGTGCATTAGACAAAGTAATGTCACTAAACGGTTATTACTACACAGGAAACGAAGTTGCTAAGTCACTAGGATTTAGTGATACAGAACGTCAAGTAGGTGTTAGCGCACAAGAAGTTGAAGCAATAATGCCTGAAGTGGTACACGCAGCACCAATTAATGATGCTGAAGGTTCACCAGAAGACGCAGACTACAAAACAGTACAGTACGAAAAACTTGTACCGTTGTTAATTGAAGCAATTAAAGAATTGAAACAAGAAATAAATACACTTAGAGGAGACAATTAAAAATGGCAGTATGTCTATCAAACACTGGTATCGTTTTCAGCAGCGGCCAGACTATGGCGAAAGCGCCAGAAGTAACTGAATTTTATGTTTATGGTACTAACCATTGGGCTGTAACTAACGGCGGCAAATGCTGCTCATGGAATGTACCAAACGGTACAAACTCAATTAAATTTGAAATCTTATCAGGTGGTGGCCCAGGCGGGTCATCAGGCGGTGACTACGATTTTGGCATCGGCGGCCAAGGTGGCAACTATGGCGCAAAAACAATTACTAGATCTGCAAACGGATTTTCAGATAGTAGTTGCTTTACTATTTGTGCAGGCGGAACTTCGTCATGTAGTTGTTGCTGTAGATGTAACGTAAACGCAAGACACGGCTGTAAAAGCTATGTGTGTCGCGGTGGCGGCGGTAGCTGCTGGGGACTGAATAATTTCTGCGCAATTGGCGGAATGGGCGGACCAACTGTTTGGGACAAATCATCTAACTGTTATAACTGTCACATTGGTAACGTACAATGTAACCGAGGGTTGTATAATAGTAGTTGGCAAGCAAACGTTTGCAACGAAGCTACACGCGGTTCAGACATTGAATTTAGAGGCACTGGTGGTTCAATGAACAGACAGTACAACTGTTGTGCAGACCACTTCTCTGTTGCCGGTGCACCTACTGGTCCTTTTAGCTCTAATCACGGAGTAGGCGGCAAACACCCATGTACAGGTAACATGTCTTGTTGTGCTGCACACTCAGCTTTCCCAGGTGGTGGTGGCGCAGGACACGTAACAATGTCTCGTAATGCTTGCTGGGGTAGTTGGGGCGCTGGCGGCCTAGTTAAAGTAACTTATAGTTAAGGAGATAGATAAATGACAACAGTAACTCGATTATTAACATATGCTGTACCAGATGAAATGTATTCAACAGCTACTACACTAGGTAAAACTAGTACACAGCTATACGAAGGACCTGCAGAGATAATCCTTTGGGTCGACGACGAAAGTGGCGTTGTAGAAGAAATATGGTCAGCTCCAGACGATTTAACTGATAGAGACCCTGCATTAAACCAACGTGTTGAAATATTACGTGCAGACTCAGATATAAATTGTGTAAAAATTGGACTAATATATGGCGGCTTAGCTACTCCAAAAGTATACGAAATAGAAGTAGGCCCTAATGATTTGCCAAATAATTCAATTAGTGATCCTTCGGACATTAGAGCGATTTATAAGATACATACTGTAGAGGAAGATTTTACAGCAGACTTAGAATTCGTGACAAATGATAGAGATAGAAGCGATGCCTTTATTAGAGATGAAAGAAATAGCCGATTATCTGCAAGTGATTCAAAACTTGCTTCAGATATGCCAGAAGCATTAAGAACTGCTTGGATGAATTATAGACAGCGTCTTAGAGATCTTCCTAGCGAATGGGCAGATACGCCTAATGACTTAATAAAGTTTCCACCTCCACCTGATGAGACGTATGATACAGACTTTGATGACGACCAAGTGCCAGTTATTATGATTGCAGATCGAACAGATGACGATGCAGACGCTATAGCACAATTACCAAACGGCGTAAGTTAATTTTTAAATATTATTGTGCCGGATGCAATGTTCGGCACAATGACTATTAGCCACATTCCTCCTTATTAGGTATACTCACAAATAAATATTATGACTAACTAGAGGAGTTGTAATATTAATGAAAAAGGCATTCTTTATAAATGGTGGCGCCGGCAGGGTGCTTTGTGCTATACCGGCATTAGAACATTATGTGATGCACACTGACCCAACAGCCGTTATTGTTGTTGAAGGATGGTTAGACTTATATCTAACTAGTAAAATATTAGCCGGAAACGTTTTGCCAGCTAATGATCCAAATATTTTTGAAAAGGTAAAAGACAGAGAAATTATTTCTCCTGAACCTTATCAACTAAATGCATATTTTAACCAAAAGTGTAATCTTGTACAAGCATTTGATATGCTAATTAACTACGATATACCCCCTAAGAAAATCCCAGAAACTAAACAATTTAAAACATTTGTCGGTAAGAACGATATGCATGGAGGTCATTCTTTATGCCAAGAAGCAAAGTCGCACTTTAAAAAAGACAAAGTAGTAATATTACAACCTTTTGGATCTACTGCTATATTAAAAGGCAACGCAATTATCGACGAAAGTGGAAGATCGTTTGAACTTGATGATCTTCTAAATATAATTGAAGAATTAAATAAAAATTACGCTGTTATACTAATGAGCGAATTTAAAATACCAGTAGATCACCCAATGGGCGTAATGCATCCAGAAGACGTTAGCTTATTGCAATGGACTGGTATTATTAATGCTGCTGATTATTTCTTAGGCTGTGATTCAGTAGGACAGCATATTGCACATTCGTTAAATAAACCAGGTGCAGTAGTAATGGGAAGTACATTTCCCGAAAATACTTCACACCCGGCTGATAGTTCAATAACTATTATTGACAATGGCAAAGACGAGCGGATTTATTCCCCAATTAGAATTGTAGTTGATGTTAGAATTGATAGACATAATGAAAATTTAATGAAACTAACTACTGATACTATGACGCAAATTATTGAAGGCGTTAATAATAGTTTGCCAGTGACACAAGACTTTACTATGATTACAGAGGAAAAATAATGGAACAAACTGGATACATTGCAGGAATAGCTCGTGGACACAATGCTGGAGTATGTCTGTTAAAAGACGGAGAAATTGTATTTTCAATTGAGGAAGAACGATTAACAAGATACAAATATGACGGAACTCCATTTGCTAGTATTGTTAAAATTTTAGAATATACTGATAAGATAGATTTTCTAGTTATATCACACACTGCTGTAGACGATAATAGAACTGACTATACTGCCGAAGACCCATATACTTCGTTAGCAAGAAAAATGAAACTAATTGAACCTAATAGGACTCGTGACCCGCACCCGCAAGTAGTACACGCTTGGGAACAACATCATAGAAATCATGCTGCATGTGCATTTTATAGATCTGGATTTGAAACCGCAACTGCAATTATTGTAGACGGCGCAGGCACATTTGTATCTAGGCCAGACGGCGATACTATGTGGGAAATAGAAAGTATGTATAATGTATCGTATCCTGCAAACTTTAAAGATATTTATAAGCACTTTGGTGGCAATGGCCCGTGGATAACCGAGCATCATGATGCTAACGGATTTGAAGTAATTATTAATGATAAAGCAGGAATTGTTAAAGCATACGAAGCAGTAACTAGATTCTTAGGGTTTGATGCCATTGAAGCAGGAAAGACCATGGGGTTATTCCCCTACGGTGAGCCAAACAAGGCACCTAAGATTTATGGAAAATGGGGCGGCAACAAAGATTTATTATCCAATACATATCCAAACGGCTCGTCAATAAATCAAACAGAATTTCCAGAACTTGACGATAAAGTATTAAAATATGCAGATATTTACGATCAAATAACAGACCCAGATGATCAAGAAGAATCACAAGAAGAATCAAATAGAATTGGTAAATTAATTGAAGAAGCTGATGCAGAAGATCTTACATTATTAGCATCTCGCAGGAATATGGCATACAATGTTCAAATAGAATCTCAAGAGCTTGTGCTTGACTTAATTAAAACGTCTATTGAACGCACTGGTAATAAAAATATTGTTATTAGTGGCGGATACGGATTAAATTGTGTCGCAAATTATTATTACTTAAAGCACTTACCTGAAGACGTTAACATATATGTAGAACCTATATCAAATGATGCAGGCACTGCAATGGGAGCAGCTTTGTATCATTATCATGAGATTACCCAAGACGCACGAGTTAGAGATAAAGACGAAGGCCTTTTCCTTGGGCCAGTGCAAGAAATAACCTCAACAACTATTGAAGAATCTGCTGCAAAATATAATGGTAAAATTAGTTATGATGTAAGTTATACTGATATTATTAATACTATTAGATCAAAAAATATAGTAGCTTTATTTCAAGAACGATGCGAAAACGGTCCTCGGGCTTTGGGCAATAGATCGTTAATGTTTGATCCAACAATGCCCGATGGTAAGGACTTTGTTAACTTGATTAAGAAAAGAGAGTACTTTAGACCATTTGCTGCATCAGTATTACAAGAAGATGTACATGATTGGTTTGACCTTAGAGGTATGGAAGATTCACCTAGTATGATGTATGCTGTTAGTTGTAAGGAAGGCGTAGCAGAAAAGATTCCAGCTGTTATTCATGTTGATGGCTCTTGCAGAATACAAACTGTTACTCAAGAACAAAACTTTCACTGGCATGGATTAATTAAAGAATTTAAAAACCAAACTGGCGTACCGGCATTGTTTAACACTTCTTTTAACTTAGGTGGCGAACCATTAGTTGAAACAATTGACGATGCAATGCGGACTTTATATAATTCAGAGATTAACTATATATATTTTCCTGCAACAAAGATGCTAGTTGAAATAGCACACGGTACAGGTCACGGATCAACACCAACAATATCAATTGAAACAGATGAAATTGCCGAAGTTAATGTTAATAGCTTTGGATTAGGAAATAAAGGAACGTAATATGGATGAACAAAATGAAGGTCAAATAATATCGCTATTTCCTACACCGCTATATACATATAAACTAGAAGATACAGAATATAACGATGTACAAGCTGAGATACAGCGTGTAGTTGACAAACTATATTCAAATGATCTTTGGGGACAAAATCCAAATTGGGATTCTAGTTCACAACAGCTATCTAATAAAGGCGACTTTGCTACATCTATCTTAAAAGATGAAGATATGAAACTTGTTACAGCTTTTATTCTACACCATTGTGAAAACTATATGAACATGATGCATGTTAAAGAAGGGTTCAAGCCTGTACTTAGTACTTCGTGGATAACACTAACTAAGCCCGGACTACATGCACACATCCATGATCACGGTACTAATTCAATTAGTGGAGTGTATTGGTTTAACACAACTGGCAAAGACGGCGATATAGTTTTTAGAAATGCTAATAAAGCATTAAAAAGTAATCCAATTGGAAGTGCAATTAATGAAGCTCAGTTTGTGCCAGAGCAAGGTAGAACAGTTATGTGGCCTAGCCATTTAGATCACGGAGTTAATGAAAACAAAACTGATACTGATCGTATTAGTTTGTCCTTTAATATTCTATTAGAAACAGGAGCTGTTAACTAATAGAATACTTAATAGAGTTATTAGAGTTAACATTTTTAGACTCTATCCAATCTGCAAAAGAACTAAGATCGTCAAATATGATGGTCTTTTTCTTTATCTTTTGATTAGTAAATTTATTTAATTCTTTAATAGTTTCTTCGCCGTGTCCGGTACGTACTAGAATAGGCTTTGCACCTATCTTAAACGCTGCCTTTAAATCAGATATTTTATCACCTACAAAGTAACCTTTATTAAATTTAATAAATGGAACATCTTGTTCGCAATACTTAAACATTCCTGTATTTGGTTTAGCAAGGACATCACTACGTGCGCTCGACTCACTGTAGTATAACGCATCTATGCTATCGCA